AGCAAGTAAAATGCCATGCAAGTCATGGTCACTGCAAGCAGGGGAGACTTGTCCGGGTAGTATCGATAAAGAAACTAAGGAAATTATCTCAGTCTGTAAAGATTGTTATGCTAAGTCCGGCTTCTACAATATGCCTAATGTAAAGGGTCCACGAGAACACAATCGGAAAGATTGGAAGCGACCTGAGTGGGCGGATGAGATGGTGCAAGCCCTTGATACTGAACGATATTTCAGGTGGTTCGATAGTGGTGATGTATACTCTGCTGCACTAGGTCAGAAGATATACGAAGTCATTAGGCGTACACCGTGGTGTCAGCATTGGCTACCAACTAAGAGCTATACTATACCTAAAATTAGGTACTGGTTGGATAGAATAAAAACTTTACCTAACGCCACTGTCCGTTACTCATCACCGTCTGTTACTGGTCAGTATACGGAGGAGCATGGTAGTTGTGTAGTCCAGAATGTATCAGATCTTTTTACTGGTCAGGGTGTCGCTGCTTGTGAAGCGTATACTCGTGGTGGTAAGTGTGGTCCGTGTCGTGCATGTTGGGATAAGAATGTATCAATGATATTGTATCCATTGCATACACCGAAGAAGAAGATTAACATTCAGGTCAACCGAGTACAGAAGGTAGCATAAGATGACTAGCAAGTTCAAACATGGTGGTCCGTATGATAGAGGCAGTGCAGATGCTTATTATGGTAGGCCATTCAGTCCTCACTACTGGCCTTTAGGTACGGGTAACGGTGTACCGATTAAGATAGAAGAAGATACTGAGGACTATAAGTTCTATCTTCTAGGATGGAATGAGCAGATCGAATCAGATGAGTTCAAAGACTGGGGAGATTGATCATGGTACACTCAGAAGATACTATTAATGCAGTCCGTAAACTGCGGAGGAAGGGACTGTCATTCTCCGAGATTGGCAGGAGGGTTAACCTAACGAAGGGGCAAGTGCTTGGTCTGGTCTATCGCCATGTTCTCTGCATTAACAGGCACAAGTATTATGAGAAGAGGAAGAAAGTACCAGCGTACAATCAAGAGGACAAACGTCCTACTGTTTCGTATGTACCCGGACTGAAGAACACAATCTTTTACAAGATGAAGGAGAGATGAGATGACCTACGAACTTGTCCATCCAATCGGACTTACGATGGAGGAGATCAAGCTAATCATGGATGCTATCGAATGCAGACTACATCTAATGGATCAGGAGAACCAGTGGTTCTTAGAAGAACCGAGTGTAGAATACAACCAACTATCTGAATTGTATAGGTTTTTTGAGGGCTTTACAAATCCGTAGAATCGGGTACAATCAAGTTCCCAACCGGGTGAAGTACATATATAACTATAGGTATAACTTATGGATAGACTAGGAGATAGACTGATGGTTAAGCGTAAGCAGGAGAAGGGGGTAAGACCTAAACCAGAGGCACCACCTAAGCTGGTACTCATCGAATGGGTAGACGCTGTAACAGATACAGGTTGGGAAGTAGGTAAGGGACATAGCAAGATTGATCTAGTCCAGTCTATCGGATGGTTGATCCAGAAGGATGACACTCAGGTGATTATAGCAGGGGATGTCTCATCCGATAAGGATGGTCTGTTGCATACGAACAGGAGGTTGTCAGTGCCAGCCCAATGGATCAAGCTAGTGAGGAACATATCAGATGAGCAATGAGGTATTTATGGCGAGGGAAATATCATACAACGAGATGCTACTTGCGGAGAAAGATGGGGTAATCACCGCACTTCGTGCAGAGAATGAACGGTTGCGGGTGGCTCTGAGGGAAATCATAAGACTTGATGATGAATGGGTTCCCGAAACTCAGGATGATTACTCATACGGTGGCTATATAGCCTGTGCCAACATTGCCCGCGCCGCGCTGGAGGGGGAGGGAACCACTGATTAAATGAGATGTTTCATTTGCAATAAGGACTGCCCCGATGGGGAGATCAAACTGGAAAAGGTGAGGGGTAAACTTTCGTTCTCCCCTTGTAAAGAATGCTCTAATGTAATACAGAGAACAATCCTGATGAAGGAAATAGAAGATGAAGAAGCACCAACCATGCCCCTGTGGGACATCGAGTGATGGGCTGTACGATTACGGTGATCACCAGTATTGTTTCGTTTGCAACAAACACTTTAAAGGTAACGAAGAGATGGTGAATATGTCTAACACTCCGGTTCTAATGCAGGGAGATGTCTCCAGCATACCGGATAGGAAAATTACCCAGAAGACTGTCGAGTTGTACCGTGTACTCCAGCAGAATGGTAAGCACTATTACCCTTATTATAAAGACGGTAAACTCATCGCTGTTAAAACACGGTTGCCTGATAAGGCTGGCTTCCCTTGGTCTGGATCTCCCGGTCAGGTGGAACTCTTCGGGCAGAACCTATTCCCCTCTGGTGGTAACACTATCACTATCGTAGAGGGTGAACTCGATGCTTTGTCTGCCCACCAGATGCTGAATGAACCAGTCGTATCTGTCTGCTCTGCGAGTACTGCTGTCTCAGATCTAAAAAGAAACTACGAATGGGTAAACTCTTTTAAGAAGATCGTCTTCGCATTCGATAATGATAAGGCTGGGCAGGAGGCACAGAGCAAGGCTGCTGGTCTATTCGATCCTAAGAAAGTTAGGATTATGAAACTGTCGCAGCATAAGGATGCGTCAGACTATCTAGTCAACAACGGTATAAAGGATTTCTATGAGCAGCACAGGACGGCGGGGCCATTCACCCCCGATGGTATTGTATCCGGGTCAAGCCTCTATGATCTACTCCTCCGAAAGCCTGAATATGAGTCTGTTAACTACCCGTGGGATGGAGTCAATGACTATACATATGGACTCAGAACTGGAGAGCTTGTTACTGTCATTGCTGGAACAGGCGTGGGAAAAACGCAGTTCCTTAGAGAGCTAGTCTATGGTCTACTCCACACTAGTAAAGCTAACATCGGTGTTCTCTTCCTTGAAGAACCAATTCGTGACACTGGTCTTGGACTTATGTCAGTCCACGCTAATAAACGACTATTCCTCCCCGACTCAGAGTACAGTAAGGATGAATTTGATGACGCTTATAAAGCGACTCTCGGATCGAATAGGATCTTTCTCTATGATAGCTTTGGCAGTAATAGTATTGATCGTATTCTCGGCACTATCCGTTATCTTGTCCGCGCTCTGGACTGCAAGTATATTATACTGGATCATATATCTATCGTAGTATCGGACCAGAGCAATGGTGATGAGCGCCGTGCGCTTGATGAGATAGCAACTAAACTGAAGACATTGACTGTTGAACTATCAGTCTGTATTATCATGGCCGCTCATCTTAGGAGGCAACCGAATGGTCAGTCACATGAAGAGGGTGCTGCTGTTAGTCTCTCTGACATTCGCGGTACTGCTGGGATTGGGCAACTTAGCAATATCATTCTTGGCCTTGAGAGAAACACTCAGGCAGATGATCCTGCTGAGAGGCACATTGTAAGGGTACGTGTAGTGAAGAACAGGTTCAGTGGTATGACTGGACTTGCTACTCACCTCCGGTATCACACCGACTCAGGTAGATTGATAGAAGAACAACCGGATACACCAGTAGGAGAAGAAGATAATGCTAAAGAAGATTGATATTTATATCGATGCTTATATCAGTACGGAGGGTGTTCACATTTACACTGATGATGTTGGTGATGAAGCAGTTACATACTTCAAACTGGTAAATGACTTTATCGACAGCCATCTTGTACCGACAGATCCACCTAGTATTCGAGATGATGGTAGAGAAGAGATCATGCGCCTGTCTCTCATCTTTGACTCCCTCTCCAACTATCTCAGAAAGCAAGTGAATGAATACCCAGACTGGAAGCCTAAGAATAATATGGGACATAGAGACTGATGGCCTCGATGCTAAAAAGATTCACCTCCTCGTTGCGAAAGTTTACGGACAAGATGGGTATTACATCTTCCGAGATGCCGAGAAGTTCAGAGAGTTTTATAACGACTACGATGACGCTGAATGGATCGGACATAACAGTATATCCTTCGACTCGGTTGCCTTGTCCCGTCTGTGGGGGATTACTATCCCTCTCGGGAGACAATCAGATACTCTCGTCATGTCCAGACTGTGGGAGCCAACACTTGATAAGCACTCACTCGAAGCATGGGGTCATCGCCTTGGTGAAAGGAAGATCGAATTTCAAGAGTTCACCGAATACTCAGAGGAGATGAAGGTCTATTGCAAACAGGATGTAAAGATTACAGAAAGGTTGTACACCGTACTGAGTAAGAACCTGAAGGGTTTCTCTCAGGAGTCTATCCGACTTGAGCATACCACCCAGTACATTATCTCCGAGCAGATTCGTAATGGGTTCCTACTTGATAAAGATGTAGCGATGGAGATCTACTCAGGTGCATTGCAAGAGGCTAATCGAATTGAGGACGCAGTGGTTAAATACTTCCCGCCAATTGTTACGGAAAGGTACTCAGAAAAAACAGGTAAGCGACTTAAAGATGACATCGAATACTTCAACCTCGGTTCACCAAACCAGATCGTAAAGAGACTGGATGAACTAGGGTGGAAACCCACCGTGCCTACGAAGACGGGCAAGTCATGGAAGATATGCCAGGAAAATCTTAGTACTATTCCTGATGTCCTACCTGATGGTAGCCCTATGCCAGAGTGTATTAGAGATCTAAAAAAGTGGAAGATCCTTGAGACAAGATGGAAAACAGCAAAGGACTGGATCGACAGAATGGACGGAGATGGTAGAGTCCACGGACAAGTTATCGTCCCCGGCACTGTCACCCACCGAGCCAGTCACCAGAACCCCAACATGGCAAACATCCCCTCTATCTCATCAGAGCGAGGCTTATCTGGTTTATATGCGTATGAATGCAGACAAGCTTGGACTGTCCCCAGAGGTTCTTCTCTGGTTGGAACGGATGCTGCGGGAATACAACTTCGTGTACTTGCACACTACATGAATGACCCTGAGTATACGAAGACACTATTGGAAGGAGACATACATACCTTTAATCAGAAGGCACTTGGTGAGTACTGTAAGGACAGACCGACTGCGAAGACTTTCATCTATGCTTGGTTGCTTGGTGCTGGTCAGGCAAAGGTAGCACAGATACTTGGCTGCTCTGTCAGGCAAGCTGGTGATGCAATGGATAACTTCCTCCGGTCTATTCCTG